CAAGATCTGATCGTCAGCACTTGCTGAAGCTTGGTTCACGTTTGGAAGGATTTGGCCAATAGCATAATTTCCGCTTGTAGCATGAGCCACAACGTTTCCATCAGTGTCAGCCATAACAAGTGAAACAGTGTTCGCGATGGTGTCACCAGCAATCACTCGTGATTCACCTTGAACAAGAACCTCAACAACCTCACCGCTTGCGCAAGCGCGTTGTGCAATGCCGATGCAACGAGCGTCAGTTGCTACGTCAGTGATTCTAATCTTGCCATCGGTGGTTGAAGAAACGAGTGCGAACTCAGTGATGGCTTCTGAAGCCACGAAAGTCTTAATGATGTTATTCATGATTAAGCTCCAAATACTTTGTTGTAATAATCGGGATTTGATTTAGCGAATAGGTCAAGAGCTTCTGAATAGCTGACAGACTTTTCAGTTGCTAATTTACGGACTTCTTGATCAAGAGTAGCTTTGTTGATTTCTTGGCCACTCGCACCATGACCAACTTCAACTAAAGGAAGAGCGCTGTTAGAAGGTCGCTCGCTGAACATGGTCCAAAACTCAGCTTGGATTTCACGAAGCTCGAAAGCTTTGCCAGCGACAACAGCTTCACTTGGAGTGATCTTGCCTTCATTCAAAAGAGTGTTGATTGCTTCGCGCTTCTCAACTTCTTTCTTCTCTGCTTCAATAGCTTCAAGACGCTGTGCAAGTTTAGCGTTGTTCTCACGAAGCGCTTGAACTTCACTTAATAAAGTAGACTCAGTAAGCTTTTCAGACATCTTATAAGACTTCTTTTCTTCGTCTTCTTTCATCTTCTCAGCTTTGTCTTCTTCGTCTTCTTTCATCTTTTCGGCTTTGTCTTCTTCTTCTTTCATAGTCTCTTCTTTTTGATCGACCATTGCAGATTCAGAATCTTCCATCATGTCTTTCATCTTTTGTTCAAGTTCTTTGACCAAAGCATCTTTAGCAACGAGCATTTGGCGCAGTTCTTCAACAGATAATGATTCAATGTTGTCCATTGAGTTTATCCTTTCGGTTAAAAGTACCCGGCCAATCTTATCGTTTGATTGAGCAGGTCTGGGAGTGAGAGTGATTGCTAATAATTGGGCATCTCCAATTTTGGATCCGCCATCTCTGGAGAATACTTCTCCATTCAAGAACTCAGGACTTGACCAAAGAACACCGCCGGCAGACTTGACAACATCAAGACCGCGCTCGTTATATGCTGGTGTTGCATAGAGTCCATCTTCTCTAAGTTCCAATTCAACGATCAAGCCAAGCGCGTTTCCGCTTTCCGGTGGAGCAGGAGAGCCACCTTGAAAAGGACTTGTTGCGTGTTGCCAATCAATGATAACAGGATCCGCAAGCTTGCGATCATTGAAGACTCTGATCATTTCATTGAGAAGCTCATGATCTATTTCTTGACCAATGTTTTCACCATTCATTCTTGATGATACTTGGCCAAGAGCTAAGGTCTTGAATGGCTTCCCAATGGTGAGTCCTTCCGGGATGTCATAACTTGGCTCACTTAGATGAGTGAGTTGAATTGCTTCGCCATAAGCTCTAAGGCTTGTTGACTTTTCGTCTGCACGTTTCATTTGATTCACAACCTTCCTTGACCAAGCAAAGCCGGCATCACCACCCCAACCTTGCCAAGCTTGCCAGCCTTTTCCTTGATCGTTCCACGTGGAACCTTGTTTATCCACTTCATGTCGAGTGAAGTAGTTGAGCATACGTTTAACAGTGTCGGGAGATAGTTGCTTCCCATTGCCTAAGTCTCTAGCTCTAGCAATGCCAACATCAGTCATCCCTCTTTGACTTGGTGGCTTGGTCGCTCTAACTTCAAGCGCTCGCTTGGCAGCTTCTTGCGCTCCCTTTGGTGGAGTAAAGTCAATATGACTGTACTTGTCAGGAATAGCTAAAGTTTCAGCTTTGGCTTCCTTCTCGGTTCGCTGTGGATGGCCTTTGGGAAGCAAGTCAAGATCTGTATTATATGCCTTCTTTCGCTCACCTGTACCAACCAACTTGAGGAAAGTCTTGACGCGAGCTAAGGCCCATTGAGTTCTTGTCATGCCTGGCCTGTGAGATACAGAAAAAGCACCGGCCCCACGTCTAAACACTGCCTTTAACATTCCCATGTCTACTTTCTTAGACTTGGCTTTGTATTGGTCATTGTGTTTGTCGATCATGTTTTCAAGAGCTTTGACAGCTTGCTCGCTGATCTCGATTCCACCACGAGAACCGCTTGCGCTTCCTTCTGGATTCTTAGCGCTTCCGCTCACTTGATCTTTTTTAGGCGCTGGAGTTTGGGCCTGTGTTCGCTTCTTGATCTTAGCCATTAGCTTTTCTCCGCTTGATTAATTGTTCAGCAAGAGCAGAGACACCACCACCACCGCCAAGACTAGCTGTTCTTTCAAGCGCTGATCTTTGAGCGTCTTCAGGAAGGTCACCGGCTCCAAGACGTTCTCTGATTGCTCGCTCCAATTCATCATCCGGAGTGAGTAGACCAGCTTGGACAAGGCCGGGAAGCATCCCCAAAGATTCCGCCAAGTCGTCAGTATCAAGACCGGTGTGAGTTAGCTTTGGAAGTTTAGAAGGATCGACCAAGCCAAAGTTCCAACGGATCAACCGGCCAATAGTTCCACCGCCACGTCTATCAACACCGCTGACTTGACTTGCGACAAGATCACAAAGATTGATTGCTGCTCTTCTGAAGACAGACAAGTGAATCTCACCAACTGATCTCGCTCCTGTTTCAGTGTTGCCAAGATCAGCAAACTGAGTAAGGAAAGCTGCTGACATTTGAGAGTCACATTTGGTGATAATCTCCAAAGGTCCGGAGGCATAGAGATTTGGTTGAGCTGCGTAAGTGTCAAAACTGACAGCATCATTCTCTACAAGATAGGATTGCTCAGCGCTTATGAATAATTGAGCCTGAGCTTCAGCATCGTTGATCATTGCGTCAATGTCACCATCAGTTAAGCCAAGAGCTTCCGCTTGTGATCGGTCAACCTTTACTTTTGGAGTAGGCACAGCCCAACGATCAAGACCAACACACATAAGATTTGATACTCGTTGCTTGGTCCGCCACCACCACCAAACCGGACGAAGCATCCCAACTCCTTCAAAGTTTGAGCCGGTCTTGTTGAGAGTGAGCAATAAAAGCTTGTTGGCTGGAATTGGCTCAGGAACGTAAGTGAGGCCCACCACGTTTTGAAGAACACCATCAAGATTTTGATTATCTCTACTGAGCCACCGTTGGTGAGCGCTAGGTTCACGATCTGCATAATGGTCAAGCCATACTCTAACATTGCCATTACTGTCAGGACCTACTCGATAGATTTCTTCAGCATAACGATAACCAACAGGCACAAACTCAAAAAGATAAGCAAGTTGATCTTCCCAACTCAAAGTCATTTGTCCGGAGTAACCATCAAAGCCAAAAGCTTCATTGGCGAATCTTGCCAACTCGTCAGCCATTGGATCGTTCTCAATGCCAGGCTCAAAGCGCCAAGAAGCAGAAAGCAAAGTTTGTCTGAGCATATGCCAAGAGCGTCTCACGATAGGATCCGTTCTCAACATTTCCTCAGCTTCTTGAACCCAATTAAGGCCGGTCAGCTGTGGATTCTGTTCCTTGCCTGTAATCACTCCACCGCCAAGTTGAGTCCCTGTGATTCCTCTTGTGGTGAATCTAGGTGTCAGCGCTCTCATATGCTTCGGTGAGCGTTCTTTTGTTTCATTGTAGCTCATTAGCGCCCCTTGATTGGATTGGTGCTTACAGACACTATAAACACTGAACACATATTTATCAATAAAAGCTTGTTCAGTATAAAATCAAGTGTTATGTTCATCCAACTTCATTCTCTGGTTTTTTTAAGTTGGCGCTTTTTTGGGCTAGGGAGTGAAGTAGCTTTATATTCTCCGAAAAGAAAAAGGCCACTGACTTTGATCAATGGCCTTTTCCTTACCCTTGTTTTTATGTCGTGTTCAACCGACAGGCTTCTCTTATAAGTTGAGTAGCTTTAAAAGACAATCACTTTTTGGGAATCCATTCCTCAATAGTCGGATCCAAGATGACTTGATCTGTGGACTTGGTTTTGATTGGTTTCTGACCACTGAAGATTGATAGCTTATCAATGACAGCTGTTTGAAGTTCAAAGATCTGCTCTCTTAATAATTGCATTTGAATCTGTGCATCACGAAGACGAGCAATCAAAGCTTCTCTGTCTGAGTTGGCGCTTGCTAGTTTGTCCTTGAGTTCTTCCACTTCAGATGGATCTCGACCGCTGGCAATGGCGACCATTGAAGAGATTGAGCCTGTGATCACACCAAGTATTCCCACAAGGACATCACGATTCTCATCAACGATCTTGACGTAGGTCAGAAACAAGATCAGGCCAACGATAAGCAGCAAGAACATGACAGAGAACCACCAACCACGTCTTGCCTTGACATCCTTTGAAAACTCTTTGGCTTCTTGTCTGTCTTCTATTGCGTTCATAATACCCCCAAGAAAAACATAGTTATAAACTCAACTATATAATCAATCCAAAAGAACAAGTCGTCAACTCCATTCATTCGCCTTGAATGTGGATCAATCAGAACAGGAACTGAAACGCTGATCACATAGAAGGTCATTATCATGCAATATCTGACAGCAAACCAAACAAGCCATTCTTTCAACTTTCTATCCCTCGCTTTGCTCTTGATCTTCTTTGGGCCTGCTATTCGCTTAACCTTCTCGCTTCCCGGTGGTGGCTGTAAAGATTCAATAGTTGATCCCACTGCATAAACGATTTGAGTCTCTCGGACTCCCTTGAATCGGTATTCACCTACACAAGCATATCTTGTATTTTTGGGAGTATAGTTATTAGTTCGACCTTTGATCGCTTTCATTGCTTCCGCTGTGAGCAACACTTGACCAGCTTGACAGAGTGACATTGTTCTTGCTGCGATATTCTTGGCAATGCCTTCAAGCTCAACAGACTTTGCTCCTGTCATGGTGAAGATCTCATCTTGCTTGACTTCAACCACAATTCCCCAATGAATCCCAATTCGACAGCCAAGCCTTATCTTTGGTGGAATCGTTTCTTGGTAGATCAAAGCAAAGTTGACAGCGTCAATCGGTCGCTCAAAGGAAAGCAAGAAGCCATCTGATCTATCAATCTCACGACCATTAAACTTGTAGATCAAGGAGCGAGTAAGCCTATCATGCTTTTGAAGCCACATAGCAGCTTTCATTGCTCCGGCCGATTGAACGAATCTAGTTGAACCAATAAGGTCAAGTAGGACTATGGCCAACTTTGTTTCAATCAGTTCCATTAAAAGCTCCTTGTCTTGGATCCTCCCACCTTTACATTCCTAGTTCTAACACCTGCGGATCTTCTTGGCTTGTACTTTTGATCTAAGGCGCTTTCATGCCAATTAAACATTATGCAATCATAGCGAAGAGCATCAAGCGGATCCTCTCGACCATCCTTCTTTGGTTGCTCTTTGTTATCCCAAGCATAAGAGAGAATAGCCTTGCGAATACTGTTTCCGGTGGCCCGTTCGCCTTTATCCCAAACTTCTTTGGTGATGAGATAGCGCTTTGAATTGAAAGCACGTTTGAGCCTTTGGACTCCGTTCAAGATGTCCACCTTGATCGGATCGGTGGTATGTCTTAAGGGAACTCCAATTCCTCTTGGTGGATCTTGTCTCATTACCCTGAAAGCGCTTTGGCCTGTTTGGTCGTTCCTTGCCTTACCTGCCTTGTCTGCCACTCCTGTATCAATCCATATTCTTGGACCGGGAGCTTTGGACTTCAACGATCTTGGCCAAGCTATAGAAAGGATCAGCGTTGTGAGTTGGTCGGTTGTCACTTCCTGTGGATTGATCTCATGACAGATCACTGTTGCATCAAGCGCTTCATCATAGGCCATGATCAAAACACTTGGCTTCCTAAAGCCCCAATCGATCGCGATTCGGCCTGTCATGGTTTCCTTGTATTCCCACTTGTCAATAACGTGGCTTGCTTCGGTGAACTCTGAATAAATCAATCCGCTCGGTGGCTTTGGCTTATTCATGATCATGGCTTCTCGCTCATCCGGTGGAAGCATCTTGGTTGCTTCAAACCATTCATCAGCCAAGTTATCTTGGTTGACATAAGAGCTAAAGAATAGCGGAGCAATGTTTTGACTCTCCGCCATGTTGACCCACCAAGCATCAACGACAGGAAGACCCACCAAGATCAAGATCGGACTTGGACCAGCACGAAGACGACCAAGAGCTTTGTGAGCAACCTCCATTGTCAAAGTCTGACATTCGTCAATCAAGCAGACACCGCTTGTGACGTTAAGGCCTTCCAATGGATTATGAGTTGCTTCCCTTGTTCCAGGTCTGAAATAGGAGCGACACCACACTTGACTCCCTGTATGTTGGTCAGTCCATTGCTTCATAGTATGGTTATAAGTCCACCCAAGAGGACTCAACCACTTCTCCATTTCGGGCATGAGTACAGAGTTGTATCTTGGAGTTGTATCAGTGACCAACAAGGAAGATGTTCCCGGTCGAGTCTTGGCAAGGTATAGGATGGAGAAGACAAGCGCTGAAGTCTTACCGGATCCCCAACCACAACGCGCTGCTATTACCTTGTCTTTTCGAGTGATCCCCTTGATGATTTCAAGCTGTAAAGGATTTAGTTTGATTTCTGCCATAATATGATTTAGTCTTCCGCTCGATACTACTTGTCATAGTATTCATGTCAGTGATGGCCTAGTCCTCTTCAGAGTTCTCCCCTGAATTATGGACTAGGCTTTCCTTATTTTGGACCTGTGCTTCTAGCTGTTTCATCATGCTGAGAACTTCTTCGGATCCATCTGACTTGTTGCTGACATTCATTTCAATTTGCTTCAAGTCGCCATAAAGATCAGGGAAGCGCTTTGATAATCTCCAAGCCCATCCGCGCCAATCCATCTTGTCGTCAATGCAACGATCAAGCTTGGCAAGCATGACAGCTTCAGAGAAGCCAATGGCAGCATCAACTTCTTCAGCATAGTCAGGATATTTGTCATACCAATCATAGTGAGTTGTCCGACCAACACCGGCTTGAGAGCATGAAGCACCAATAGACATCCCGGCCCTTATGTTCTCCAAGAGAGCTTCCTGCTTCTTCTCTCGCTCAATTTGGGCTTTGGTCTTCCTCTTGGTCTTCGGTGTCTTCAATGTCTTCTTCTTTGTTCCAGCCATAATGTTCTCCAATTACGGACCAAATAGTTTGATAAAGCGCTTCACTTTCTCTTTGAAGCGGAGAGCAATCAGTATGAACAAGCCTTTGCTTGATCTCACAAAGAGCCTTTAAGACCTTAGCTTCTCTCGCGTGTGCGTGTTTTTGTTCGCCTTGTTCATTCTTAGCATCACGCAATAGACCCTCAACATCTTCCAAACAAAGCACAATGTTATGATTGCTAATAATAGCTTTTTGAATCTCATTGATTGAGAATCCACGTTGGTCGAGTTCAAGACAAAATAGTTTTAAGTGTTCATCATTCATTGATTTATCTTTCATTTAAGCTTATCAATCCCGATTTTTTTCAAACCATCAGCAAACTTAATTCCTAGCTCAATTAACTCTTTACGATCAATAAGCTTTGGTTCTGCTTCCATTAACTCAAGACTCAATTCAGCAAGATATTTACCAATAGGATTTTTAGCGTTTAATCTACCACGTCTTACAGCTTCATTTAATTGCTCTGAGTCCGGATGATTAGAGTCAGATAGTACCTTGTGCAAGGTAGAACGTGAGATAATCACTTTTTTAGCTGTCTGTTGTAGAGTTAAACCTCTACTTATAAATCTATAAATCTGAGTTAGTTTCTTAGGTTTAATCCTTTGGATAGGTCGACCAACTTTTGGCGGTGTCTGTGTAGTTAGCCAATGTATTACTAAGCTATCAAGCCATTCAACATCATTCATTTGAAGTCCTTTATGTTTGGCCTGTCTACTTGGATAATGCCAGGCTTGGTCACTGTCCAATGATACCAATGAGAATAAGCTTTGATATATGCCTTGTTTTTATCTCGCCATCGTTTCTTGGAAGCCAAGCGCTTTTGATAGCGCTCACCATCTTGAATGTAATCACTCATAAGTTTAATCAAAGTAAGCTTGCATAGAGTTTGGGAAGCAGACTTCAAGCGCTCTCTTGATCTGTTGAGCGATGTCTCTTGTTTCCGGTTGAGCGTGTTCATGATCACGAAGCTTGATGAACTTGATCCAATTATGGAGATTTCCTGTCATGTAAAAAGTCGTATATGTGCTTTGTGGTAATACACCACGAGCAATTTCACGAGAGACACCAGCTTCCAAAAGTTGCTGATAACTTGCAAAGCTAAACTCAGTGGCGATCTTGAAGATGCTGTCCGCTTCGCTTGACTCGACAACACCATCGGAGCATTGAAGATTGTCTTTGGCTTGTCCTCTCATGGTGTCTGGCTTCCAAAAGTCGATCTGCTCTGAAGTGTATCGTCTGCTCACTTCGTTGTATGAGAATGTTCTATGTCTCATAATTTGAGAGCGGACAAACAAAGGAACTTTCAAAACGAAGGTAGCCAAGCAATGCTCAAAAGGTGAAGTGTGATTATGCGCTGCTAAGAACTTGATGAGCTTCTTGTCTCGATCTGTTAGCTTAGACTCTGCATGATCATCTTTGAGGAAGCTTACTCTGGCAGCATCAACAACGCGCTTATCGCTTCCCATAAAGTCAATCAAGCTAGCTGTTCCATTTCCATCTTGATAAATCTTACTCATGCCCGGTTCCTTTTTTGATTAGTTGAGCAACAGCTTGATGATTGAATGACTTATTGCTCTTTGGTGTTTTTAATCCAGCTTTGTTGAATGTCTCAGCAATCTGTTTATTAGTGAATCCAAGTCGATTGTATTGAATTGCTAAGATTCTGATTTGATATTCCACTTTCACTTCAAACTCCTTGAGCTTCTTTTGGTCGAGTACAGCAAGCGAAAGCTTTTGCTCTGTTTTTATTTAAGTTTCTCGATTAACAAGAGCAGGCTGTCAATGATCTGTTGATCTCTGATTGTGCTACCGCTGGCTTTTAGTTGTTCAATCTCAAGATTTTGATCGTCAAGTGTTAGTTTCATTCTCGCAGAAGCTTTTTTTAAAACGCTGTAAACGCTCTGCTTGTTCTTGAGTTCTTCCTTGATCTCTATATTATCTTGAGCAAGCTGATTAGCATAATCCGTCAATTCTCTGTTT